AACCCGCTCGCGTACTGGTCGAGAGCAAGGGCAGTTGCGATGGTGCGTATCGCCCTTGCAATCGGATCGTCGCCAGCGAACCCGACTAGACTCGCCCCACGGACAATGAACAGTTGGCTCGGCTCTAGATCAACCCATCCGCCAGCGTATTCCTGAGTGACGCGATAGAACAAAGCGCCTGTTTCAGCATCACGGCGAGGGTCCACCCTGTCTGGACTGATAGGCCACAGATTAATGATTCGCCCAGACAAGTCGCGCTCTATTTCGGCGTAGCCCGTTCCATGCCCAACTGCAGCAAGTGAAACGGCCCGCTTTCCCGCCTGCGCCGTCATTTCCGGGTTGAATCTGGTATTCAGGATGTACTGCAGGCTGTCGTCTGGCAGATCCTTCTTATTGCTGTCGCCGCGAATACCGGCGTACACATTCCAGTCGGTCGAAGCAAGAGCGGCGGCGATAACGTCCATGCACGCCCACACGGCAGCAACTCGCTCCGCGCCTTCGTGCGTTACTGGCGGCAGCCCGTCACCGACACTGAAAAGGCCGAAGCCGCGCCGCTGCGGATCGGCACGGCGAACCCGAAGGGCCGCCATCGCGCGTGTAATGGGCGCAAGGATGTTTAGAGCCATCGGATGTTTGGTTTATGGTTCGACGCTTCAGGGCGTAGAGCCAACAGTGAATTTGCGTCGAATGTGGACATCAGCGGATCGATCTTTGCAGATCCTGATGCTTGCTTCGTGATTGATATGGCATTCCCGTTCTGGACGATCCTGGCGTTACTGGCACACCAGTTCATCAACCTTGTTCCGCAGTGCACCATCTCGCCACCGGCTAACTTGCGCTCTGTCGTCTTGATGGCGCCGTTCAGCTTCCAGCCCTGACTGATCGCAACGATCTGATCTGCCGTGATGTCTCTGCCGGGAGACTGCAGTTCATCCACAGTGTCGCCAATACCTGCGGCGTCAACACCAACCGCGAGCTTTTCAGGCAGTAACCCAGCATCTCGAATCCGGCAAACGATGTCTGCAACCTTCATAACATCGTCGCCAGGTTGATCGACGATGGTTAGGTCGCCGTCAGCTTCAAAGTCAAGAAGACGCGGGGCAATGTCCTTGCGCCGCTCAAGCACGATGCGATGCGCCCATGCGTGGTGCCATGTCAGCCACTTGCCGGAGTCGGCTTCTCTGCCGGCGACCGTCAGGCCCAGCAAGTCGTCAAGCCCGCCGCCATCGATGCCGACAACGACAACTTCACAGCGGCTCAGCAGTGAGTCGAGCGTCAGGCTCTTGTCTGCCTGCTGTTCCCAGAAGTCTGCCCCAGCCCAACGGTCAGACTGCAGCGACAGGCCGATTTCGACGTTCAAATGCTTAGCAAGGAATCCACGCATGGACTCTTCGCCATCGTTCTCAGCCTTCTTGAACTCTCGGTCCAAGAATTCCCGGTCTACCGAATAGTCCAGATTCGGGTTCACCATCCCGAAGTTCTCCGGCTTGCGGTGCTCGCCGGCCTGAATCATCGCCTCGGGGAACTCGTAGATGATCGGCACGAAACGCGGGTCATGGACCTTGCCGTCCCTGACATCACGCGCGTACTTCAGCTTCTGGGCAAATACCCCTGCAGGCGGATCGTCCGATTGCGTGGTCAGAAAGATGGTGAAGCCCTCGGGCCGGCTCGCCAGCCCACCCGTCGCCTCGCGCAGCATGTTCTCGGCGTTCGCCACCTTGCCGAACAGCCACAACTCATCAACAAGGGTTCCTACACCCTTCTTTCCGCCTACCGTATTCGAGTCGGCCGCCAACACCTTCAGGCTGGCGCCGCTTTCCCGGTTAGTGATCGTCTTGACGTGCGTCTGCGCATGCATCAGCGCCGCCAGTTCGTCGTCAGCCCGCTCGGAGCACATATCACGCGCAGGCCCGAACGAGTTGTTCGCCACCTCGACAGTCGGCGCCAGGATGCTGAATTCCGCCGACTGGCGCCAATTCAGTATCAGCGCCGTCATCATGATCCCGGCAGCGATGGTCGATTTGCTGTTCTTCTTCGGAACCAGCACGAACCATTCAGTAATCAGCCGGCGCCCGCTCTCCGCGTCATAAGCCCCGAAGATACTCGCCACAAGATCGAACACCCACGGTGCACAGCATTCACCAAATGTCGGGCTTCCCGGAGCATCGACGATGCGCAGCGCACGAAACACCTGCAGCGCTTCTTCGGCCTGCGCCGGGAAAATCGGTGGCGGAATGATGGATTCGCCCGCGCGCAGCCGTGCTGCCCAGTCAGGGCAGGTCGTACTCCAATCAGCCAAGATGGTGCTAAAGTTCGCTTGCGCGAACGCGCCGCGAGATGCGCGCGGCGACGAAGCCTAGACAGACTGAGGTGTGATAACCCCCACAACGCAGTATCCATGTCGGTCGTTCCGACTCGCGCCCTGAAGGCCCGTAATCGAATCCTAGGAAGGCGGTTGCGGGCCTTCTTGTCATTTCTTGCCTACCAGCTTCAGCGGCGGCGCGGCCGGCTTGAACCGACCACCGGCCGCCTGCTTCGCCTTGTCGGCCTGCTCGTCCTTCTTCCCGCCCTCGCCCTTCTTGGCATGCATGTACGGGGCGGCGGCTACAGCCATCTGCGAACGCAGACGCTCATCTGCCCCCGCGTCGTTCATCACGTCCAGCATGTACTGCAGGGGTGTCTTGGCAGTGACCACCGCGTCGCCAACAGGAGCCTCTAGGGTCGTCGCCACCTTAGCTGGACGTGGTTCTGCCTTCACCAACGCTTTCTTGCGCCCTGCGCCTGGTCTAGAGCCTCCACGGGGCATGTTCAAGCCTCTTTGATTCGGGTTTGATTGGCGGCAGCCGTTTCAAACGATGCGATTTTTTGTCCAAATGGGGTACCGGGTGGTTTCAGCCCCTGCCGCCTGGCCGAGATTTGGACCACCCCCCGCCCAAGCTGGCGCGTTCGATCAGCTCGGCCTGGGTCTTCGCGGCGTGGCAGGGGATGCACAGCCCTTGTCTGTTCGGGTCTGTGTCTGTTCCGCCTTTCCACAAGGGGATGACGTGGTCCAGCTCGCGCGCTGAACTGACTCGGCCTTTGCTTTCACATGCCACGCACAAGGGGTGCATGCTGAACCACTTGGCGCGCAGCGCTTGCAGGCTCCCGCCACGCATGCGGGTTTCTCCTGCTGGCAGCGTGCCCAGGGTGCGCATGGGGAGCACTCGAAGACCCGGCTTTAGTGTCTGCAGCTTCATACTAAGCTGCGCCTGGCGCCAAAGCGCGGCGTTCCTCGTTGACGTTGGTTCGCGCGAGCGAATAGCGCGAGTCTATCACTACTCATAAGTCAATGCGCAAGTTCAGCCTGCGCATTGCTTCCCGTCCTGCGATGGTTTGTTCGCGCTCAATCTCTGCAACGAGCCAGCGGGCCAGATCGACCTGATGCGCTTTGAACTCCCGCTCAAATGGAACCTTTCGTGTTCCTCGGCAATTCCGACAGGCGTGTTCGCTCAGCGCCGGTGAACCTTCGATCTTCAGGTATCCGTGCCCACCACAAGGCTTGCATACGCCGTCGCGGTGCCACGCAAGCACAGCGCTTGCTATGTCTTCAGCCTCAGTCACCGGCAACAAGGTCTGCAGGCTCCATGCCTTACTGACCAGCATCTGAGCCATGAGTCTGACTATGCCATTTGCTGATCCGTTGTCTCCAACGAACAGCCGAAGCAGCGCCATTGCTAGCGGTCTGTGTCTTCCGGCGAAGCCTGCAGCGCCGACGACATCACCTTGAGTGCCTGCTGCAACATCGCTTGCATACCATTCGGCTATGCCCATGTGATCGCCTTCAATCTAGCCCGGTAGTCGTCGCGGATGGCGCGCAGATCGTCGGCTGTGTACTTGCGCAGGGTCTGGTCGGCTTCGATTGCTTCGACGGCAGCCAGACCAATACGGGCAATCAGGCCAATGCGGTAGTCCACAGCTCGACCGGATCCGTAGCGGTTACAGCGTTTTAGTTGCCTATGGCAGTTGCGCTCATCGAATCGCATGTGTGGTGCGCTGCCAGTGCTGCGGTAGTGACCTGCGTCCCAGTCCCCGCCGCGAGATTCGCCCGATGACCATTGGCCGCAGCAGATGCACGGTTGATGCTGGTCGCGGGTTCTGATGAAAGCATTGAACGCGGCCTGAGCTTCCTTCAGCCACTGGCTACGCGGCTTGGCGGCTTCCTGACGGCGCTTGAAGTCGGCTTTCTCTGCTTTGCGCTGTTCCCGAACTGACTTTGCGGCGCAGCGTGGCGAGCAAACGCGGTGTAGCGTGGTGCGGCGCATGAATGGCCTGGCGCACTGGCTGCACTCGGCTATCGGGTCAGGTTTCACGGCTCAACGGATTAACGTGTGGAAACGGGGTCATGACTTGGAAGTGGTGCCGTGTGGAAACGGGACCACGTTCTCAAGCTCGCGCTTCACACCGCCGGAGTCGCGGAATGCGCTCCAGAGCGTCAGGTGGCCGGGGCAGTAGTGAATGTTCGGCGCCACCTCGTAGGCATGGCTGCCGCACAGTGGCAGGTCGCAGGTCTTGCCCTCGCCCACCGGGTAGTCGCACAGCCAGCCGCTCACGGCCGCGCACTTGTCTGCTGCGCAGTGCGGCCCGAGGTCGCCACACAGGAACACCGTGTCGCAGTCCTTGGTGCGCTCGATGTAGCAGGGCATCACGCGGTCCTGGCAGTGGAGACATCAAGCTCGGTCACCGGGAACGCGCCGCGAGACGGCACGTCGTAGGTGTGCAGCATCCACTCGTACTCCGAATACTTCCCGGTCGGACATTTGCGCGCCCAGCGATGCTTGATGCCGTTCACAGCCTCACCACAACCAGAACCGCCATAGCGCTCAAACGCCGCCTTGGCCTGTTCAAGGGTGACGTGGCCGTAGACGTACTCCACGGCCGAATCGTCTTCCCAGTCCAGGCGCATGAACTGGCCGTGGCGGTTCTTCGCCTGCCGCTTTTCCACACGAATTTCCGTTTTCTGACTGTCGTTCATGGTTGTCACTTCCACACGTTATTCCGCAGAGCCGGTTTCACGCCTTCCTCCTGCTCGCCCATGCCTTGACACGCTCATGTCCGGCCTTCCAGTCGTCGCCGAACACCGCCTGTAGTGCGTCACGGTAAGCCGAGGTGATTGCACCGGCCTGAGCGGCTGCGAAGTGCGTTGGGCTATGCGACAGGGCACGCGCGCTGCATTCGAGGCAGTCGGCGCGATAGGCGCCACTCCATGCGTTTGTCTTGGCTTCTGTGCAGGCGGTGCAGGTCACGCAACTCTCCTTATCACCCGAACAACTTCCACCGCCTTGACTGCTCTCAGCCTGGCTAAAGCATCAGAAAGCTGCTGAGCTTCGCAATCGAACTTGACCCTGGCATCGTCAATAGTCAGTTCTTCGACTGGGTTGCTGTCAAAGAAAGCCTTGATCCGTCCTGGCAGGCCTTCCGGGTGCACGGAATGCATGGCGCTCATGCGGCCCACCGATCCTTCGGCGGTGCAGCAATCGTGATCTTCACTTCAGGGTGCAGCGTCACGCCAGGATCGAGCTTGATACGGTGGCTGCTGGCAATGGTCCGCGCGCCATTGGCTCGACGTTTAGCCATGCGCAGCAGGTTCTGCTTGATTCTTCCGACCTTTATCTTTGTTTCCCTGTGCGCTTTGACCGCTGCAATGATGGATTTGTGCGCGGCCTGAGCCTGCTC